AGGGGTTATACTTTGACATTGCTCTTTTAACAGTTCATTATCAAATTGAATATTATGTAACACTTTATAGTGGTCTCTTATATCCATACTACTATTTATAAGAGTTTCTAGACAAAAAAAGAGCGCTAAAAAGCGCTCTTTAAACATAAAGTTTTTTGTCTTACATCAAGTTTGAAACTTTAACACTTCTGTAGTATTGGTTTCTGTCCGCTGTAAATGTGTCGCCATCTGTAGACCCATCTGACTGAGTTACGAATGGGTTAGCAATCATACCATACCTAGTTTTGAAACCAATTTTAGGTTGGAATGTGCTAGGGTCAATAGCCCTTACCATTTGTAATGGAACGTATGGACAATAGAAAAGACCTGCGTCATAAGCACTTGAGCCTTTGTATCCAACTACGTAGAACTGGCTAGCAGCTCCTGTGTTTGCTGAATAAGGGTCAATATATACTTTATATCTACCGTTTAATGTTCCTGCGAATGTGTTACCTGTGTCATCAACATTTAAGTCTGTGCTTAAAGCTGGAGCGTAATCTAATACACCAGCCATTGCTAAAGCAGAAGCTACGTCTGAAGAACAGATAATAAAGTTACCTTTCCCTCTACGTGTGTCTTGTGCAATAACGTTAGCGTCTCTTTCTATGTTGAATAGAAGACCTTTAAATCTTTCAACTGACCATCTACCATTTGAATCAACGTCTAAGTCGAATGTTCCTGGTGTAGCTGTTGAAGCGGAACCTGTTTTAGCCACTTTGTAGATTGTTCTAATAACTTCTCTGTTGATTTCTGCTAAGATTTCTTGAGATAAGATATTTGACAATTCTGACTCAGCGTCTAAACCATGAACTGCTTTAAGGTCTTGAGCAAGTTCTACTGTGTATTCAGCTTTAAGAGCTCTTGTCTTAGCTGTAACAGTAGTCTTCTCAATTGAGAAAGCCATTTGGTTTAATGTTGTTGAATCACCGAAACCTTCACCTGTTGATGTGCTTACGCCGTTACCGGTTGTGTAAGAGCCGTCAACTGGGTTAGATCCAGCGTGTGTTCCCGCACCTGAGAAATCTGTGTCTGCTTCATTAAATAAAGCTTCTGTTCCACTTTGTGAAGTGTAGTGAGATTTCATGGCGAATATAAGGCCTGTTGGTCCAGTCATTGGCTGAACACCACAAACATCATATGCCATAAGGTTAGGTAAAGCCCTTCTTACCAATGAGATAAGAATTGGGTCATAGTTATCAATACTTGCACCAGTAGCATTAGCATGAGTTGCTTCTGAAAACATTGCTGTTTTCTCTTCTCTAAGAGCCTTTTCTTGGTTCTCGAGAACAACTGTTGTTACTGCTCGTCTGTGTGCATCTTTGATGTCGCTCAATTCTGGATGGTCCAGAACTGGGCCCCATTTTTGTTGTAGTTCTTCTGAAAGATACATTGTTTTTACTCCTTAAGTTTTTTAAGTAATATTATTTATAAAAAAGTTATTTTTTAACTGCCTTTGTTATAGCCTGAGAGTAAATACTCATTGGGCTATTCGAGTCAATCAACGAACCAGTTTCTACTGTATCGCTCATCTTGTCGTCGTCCGAAGTTACTGTTTTAGGAAAATAGTTTTCTTTAATAACTGCAACTTTTTCTGTAAACAATTCCTTGCTGCCAAACTCAACATTCTCTAAGAGTTTATTAAGTTTGTCTGCTTCCGTCATTGTTAGGTCAGCACTTGCTTCTGAAATAACCTGAGTCATTTCTAAAGATTGCTTAGCCTCAACAAGACCAATCTTTTCCGCAACTGATTCATCAAGTTTAACCTTAAGTTCATCAATTTGGGTTTGCATCTCACCGAGGACGTCATACTTTTCAGCAGGGACCTCAATGTAATGCTCTTCAAAAAGAGTCTTTAAGCCAGAGATAAAGTCTTCAGAAATTTCATTTCTTAAACCGTTTTCAATAGCTAATTCGTTCTCCTTCATCCAGTTCTCAGCGACATAGTTAAGATAACCATCGATTTTCTCAACCATCTCCTCTTTGAATTCTTCTTGTGCCTTAGCATTTTCTTCTTGAAGTTCTTGTTCGATACCTTCAACGATAGAATTTACTTTAGCAACAACGACTGCCTCAAATATTGCGCCAGCCTTTGTTTTAAATTCTTCTGTAAGCCCTTCTTCGTCTGCAAATAAAGCTTCGACGTCTAGTTCTTCTTCTTCGGAATCAACAATAACGTCTTCTTCAATGACTTCATCAGTTTCTTCAACTGCTTCGTCTTCTGCAATTACGTCTTCTGTTGTTTCTTCTTCTTCAACAACTACGTCTTCTTCAGTTTCAGCTTCCTCTTGATGAACGTTGCCTTTGCTATTAGCTTGTGCAACTACATCTTTAGGATCTTCCTTTGAAGTATAGTTTGGAGCCTCACCAGCACCGTTACCACTTGGTAATGTGCCATCTTTTGAAGCTTTTGAAGAAGCAGCTTTTCCGACCTCAGAAGTTAATCCACCTTCTTTATTTCCTGTTCCGGAAAGGTCTTGCATCTCTGGGTTAGCATCACTATTGCCTTGAGCAGGCATAGATGAATCGCCCTGAGATTTGTCAAGAGGCCTGTTAGCAGCCCCCTCTGTAATTTCTTCTACGTTCTCTTCCTGTTGTAGAGCTTCTTTAAGTTCGTCGCCCTTAGCAAGTAGTTCACGTATTTTACTTTCTATTGCCATTTGTTTCTCCTGTTAGGATTTTATTAATTCTTTAAATATTTATACAAATTAAATTTTGGATAAGCGGTTCATAAACGATTCCCACACTTTTAGTTTGGTTTCGTCTAGTTCACTTGCTTTAGCCGTGTTAATTATTGATTGAGCTTGTTCAACTTGTCTAGCTTCCCATACTCCATCTACCATGACCCACTCTCTACTTTCCATAATACCTTGCACGAATGCGTCAGGTGCAGATGGATCTGATACGATATCGGCAGCTGTTGCCAACATAAAATCATTTTGGACTTCATTAATACCGTTCTTTTCCTTAATGGACCCTAAACCCCTAGAAGAGACTCCTAGTTGAGCACCTGCTTCAATTAAGTTAGAAGCAATTTTACCCATTGGAGTATCTAGAACTTTAGCTTTCCCAATCCAATTACTACCTTCTTGTCTAAGAGAAGTAATCATATGTGAAACTCTATCTAGGTTTACAGTTGGGCCATCAGGATGTCCTAATTCGCCCAATGCTCTGTTCTTGTTAATTTGTTCTTCAGTATACCTTGCTACTTCCTTTTCCATTACTTCTTTAGGATAGCATCTACCATTCCTATTTGTAATGTTGGATTGTAAGAAAACACCTTCGATGTATAAATTTTTCTTACCGTTCTTTTCTTCTTGTATATACTGAATGTCTTCGTTTATTTCTTTAATAAGTTTCATAGTTCTTATCCTAAGCTTCCGCCGTTATAAATGCCACCTACTGTGTCAAGTGGGGCATCCTGGTGTTGTTGTGGACCATAGCCTGCGACTTTAGTTAATTCTAATATAACTATCCCTTCTCCATTAGAGAATGTTATAACTATATCTGATGTGTTTTCTGTGTTCTCTGAAAAGCCTCTAAAGTCTGTAAAACCAGAACCAAAGCCATGTGCAATTAAAACAGAGTTTCTATGTATTTCAAACTCCGCATTTCTATCAGTCATCCAATGAATTCTTTGAATATTTACTTCTGGTGTTGTAACTGTTTCAGTAGACTTCTTTAAATCTACACTAAGGTCGATTGTAGCTACATCACTATTGACTCCTGAGCATTTAATAACACCTTGAACCTGTGTTAATTTAAGTGTGTTTTTGACTACTGCCATTTTATTTCCTGTTTAAAAGTTAAATTATTTTTTCTTGTGATTGCCGTGTGAGCCTTCTTCTAACACTTCCATATCACGTGTTTTAACATCTTCTATTCCATGCTCAAACATTACTTTATACCATTCAACTTGTCCATATTCATTTGGTTCAGCATGCTCACCAAATAAAGGTTTGCCCTCGCCATATTTTTTATGAACAACTTTAGTTGCACACATATGAGTTAGCTTAGGTTTTTCTGAACTTCCTTGTGTTGGTGATTCTAAATCACCCTTTTCACTTGGGTCCTTCATATTAGCTGTGGCATCATCTTTAGCTTTAATTTCTACTGGTTCAGCTTCCTCAACCATTTCAGCATCTAACTCAACCTCGTTATTAAGTTTACGCATTTGTGCTGCTTTCATAGAAGCCTGTTTTCTAGCTGCTCTACGTTGCATTCTATCTCTCATTTGTTCTGGAGTAGGCATACGCTTAACAGCTTCCTGCATATCAGCTCTAAAATCTTTAAATATTTTCATCTTCGGGTTCCCCTTCTGTTTCTTCTTGTTCTACTTCTTCCTCTTCCGGAGTATCTTCTACTTCCACCTCAGGCTCTTGTTCAACGTCTGCTTCTGTTTCTACTTCTACTTCCTCTGGCTCAGAATTTTCTTCTTCTTCAGAACTATCTGTAATTGGGTCATTGTATATAGTAGCAGCTATCTCAGCTTTTTTATCTGAGACTAAAGCATCTGCTCTACCACCCATTACATCATTAAAAGTAGACTGTGCGTCGGTTAATTTACCATCTGCCCATTGGTCCATCATTTGGCGTATAGCAGCCTGTTGGACCTCATGTGGCGTTGGCTCTTGCCCTTGTTCTGTTTCCACAGCCTCAACTTCATTGTTTATTTCTTCACTCATAATTTACTCCTTAGTAGGTTGTTCTTGTTGTCCTTGTTCTGCATCTTCGGCTCCAGGTTTTATCTCCTGAGGCTCAGCCGGTGAAAAAGGAGACCATTGATATTGTCTCTGTAACATTGGCTCTTGTGCAATGTCTTTTTCAATTTGAGCAACCTCTTCATCAGTTTGTTTAAGTATCTCTTTCTGAACATACCTTTTACTGTAAAGAGTTCCTATAAATGCTGAAACTCCATTTAAAACTTCTACTCTACTTCTTAGAATCTCTTGTTCTTTGGACTCTGTATAGTAAGCGTCTGATGCAAAGATGTATTGGATGTTTTCTCTTATATCCGACCAATCTTCTTCATTAATAACACCCTTTAATATTAATTGTGTTTTTAATATATCATCAAACAATGTGCTAAATCTTTTTCTTAACTTAGCAACGAACTTTGTAAATTTAAGTTCGTCTCTATTAATCTCTGCAGAACGACCAAAGTTTAGTCCGCCCTGTTGTTCTAAACGTGATACAGGAACATTTAATGCTTGATATAGTTTCTTTTGAAAGTAATCAACATCTCCTGTTTCACCTAAATTTTGTCCGCCTGGTAGAGTTTGTATCTCTGTTCCTCTGCCACCTTCTCGTCTAGGCATCCAGAAGTCCTCAAGCATGGACATAAATTTCTTATCATCTCTTATCTCGCCTGTGTTAGCATCGTATACTAACTTGTTTCTATACCTGTCCATTATGTCTTTTAAATACTGTTCTGCCTTTATCTTTGGCAAGTTACCAGTATCGACATAAAATATCCTTCTCTCAGGTGCTCTTGTTATTCTGTATATAACTACAGCATTTTCCATCATGCGAAGTTGGTTCGCAGGACGGATAGCCTTATGAAGGAATGATAATGGAATATTTTTGTCCTGGTCTACTAAACCTGAGGGACAATACGCGATTGCGTCTTTGCTAATTTTTAGTGCCTTGTCATTTACACTTGCAGAATACTGACCTGGCTTACTAGCTATTCCTTTATTATCATACACAAAATACTCTTTCGTGTCCTTAATAAATTGAACGCCTGTCTTAGCGTCCTTTTCCTTGTTGACTTCACGTATTAATCTAATCTTACGTGGGTCAATATATCTAATATCCTTGATGCCCTGTTTTGGTGATGCAGTATCTATTACTTTGTGAAAATAAATTCTGCCATCTATATACCATCTTCTAAAATAGTCTTGTGCTCTGTTGTTAAAATCAAACATTTTAAGCACATTATCAAACTCTTCTGCAATAGCTTTTTTAACACTTGCAGACACATTTACTTTATCTGTGTCTATCTCTAAAGGCCTTTCATCCTCTAGGTTAGATATCGAATCGTTAACGATATCTTCTATAGCTGCATCTACATCAGCCATCATAGATATATCTCTATATCTTTTTATTAATGCTTCTTCCGTATTCGCGACACCTTCAACGTCAAAGTATGTGCCATAGTAGCCTCCACCTCGGATACTATCTATGGCACCTTGTTCGTCTTTAGGGACAAACGATTTAGTCGTTGCCGTGTCCTTCTTACGGTTTATTTCAAAACCAAAAATTTCCATAATGTTATTACTCCACTAGTCGCTTAAACGACGTCGTAGTGTGTATATTGAAATGTTACTGTAAATTCTTCAAATATATCGTTCTGTGCATAGTTCAATGCAATTTCAGACATATTAATTGGGAAAGCGTTTCTTAATGTATAAGTTCCGCCTCTTAATACGTCGTCATTTCTATCTAAATGCTTAACAACTACATCTGTTTGATAATCACTTGGTGTTTGAATACCTGTGTTAGACTCTCTATCATTAAGACCATTCATCCAATCTTCGAAAGGACGTCTTAAAGAGAAGTCTGTATCATTAACAATAGTAATTGTCCACGGGTCAAATATTCTTTCACCTGCAAGTTTAATTTCCCTACCTCTATACTGAATGATAGCTGGGTTTACATTACTTGCGGGCAAAGCTGCACCTGTTACTAGCAAACTGAAAGATGAATCAACACCTGTAACATAACCTGGGAAAGTAAGTTCGACTCTAAACTGATTAGGACGAGCTCCCCCTGCCCCTAGTCTTGCCTTAAATTCTTCAATATTCATTTATTTCTCCTAGTTGGGTATTTATGTTACGCTCCGAGCTCTTCAAACGAAATGCCGGTTCTTGTTGCTACAAAAGTCAATGTAATAAAGTTAATGCTTCTAGCAGGTTTAATAAACACGTCTGCTCTAAATTCATTGTTATCAATTACATCTGCTGTATTGTTTGTTTCATCACATACAACTCTAAAGTCGTATATTCCTCTACGTCCTTGGACATCTCTTAAGAAAGGTTCTACTAGAGACCTAAATTGTCCACGTGTAAAGGCGTCGTTAAATTCAAACAATTGAAGTTTAGCTGCCGTTGAAACTGCTTTTTCAATTGTATTAAATAGTCGTCTTACGTTGATTCTGCTAAATGCGCCTGTTGAAGCAGTTAATGTTTTATCTCCGAAAAGAATAATACCTGCTCCTGGGTCACCAATAACTGGGTTAATGCTGTTTTTGTATAGTGTGTCTCTATCTGCTTTCTTAGGACTCCATGCTAATTT